TGAAGACTATGATACTGATGAAGATGGTGACACTATGGGTCCTGACGATGATGATTTGAGTGATTTAGATGATTTCTTAGGTAGTTTAGGTATTGACAGGTCCTAATACTAACCTTTTATATGGGTTTAACCAGAGAACAATTACTATTAGAATATTCAAGGTGTATTAAAAACACACCATACGCTCTTAAGACGTATCTTCAGACTTATGATAACACTCAGTCAAGATACGTCCCATTAGAGTTATTTCCTGACCAAGTTAATTTGGTTGAGGATTATGAAAAATACAACGAAAATATTGCGTTAAAATACCGTCAGGCGGGTGTATCTACCGTGACTGCGGCTTGGGCAAGTAAAAGACTTGTATTTGCATCAAAACAAAGACCTGAAAAGGTTTTGATTATTGCAAACAAATTGGATACTGCCGTGGAAATGGCAAACAAAATCCGTGGATTCACAGAACAATGGCCTTCGTGGGTTGGTGTAAGTTTTTCACCTGATAAAAACGCCGCAAGACACTTTAAATTATCTAATGGTTGTGAGGTTAAGGCGGTTGCAACATCAAAAGATGCACTTCGTGGTTATACTCCAACTATGTTGATATTTGACGAAGCTGCATATATTGAAGCCGATGGTGATTTCTGGGCTGCTTGTATGGCTTCGTTGTCTACGGGTGGTAAAGTTGTTGTTGTATCAACACCAAACGGATACGACCCAATTTATTACGAAATTTACGAACAAGCCAATCGTGGAATGAATGATTTCAAGATTACCGAAATGTTTTGGTATCGTGACCCTCGTTACACTAAAGATTTGTATTTGGTTAAAACAGATGAAATTATTCATTTTTTATTAAACCGTGAAGAATATACTTCAGATAGGATTATTGATTTTTCAGGTCGTGACCCCTACGAAAGAAACTATGATGAGTTAAAGGCTTATTTTGAATTGGGATACAAACCATGTTCATCTTGGTTTGAGGCAATGGTAAAAAAACTTAAGTACGACAAACGTAAAGTTTCTCAGGAATTGGAATGTAATTTCTTGGGTTCGGGTGATAACGTATTTGATGCAAATTTAATTAAGAACATTACTGATAATATGATTAAAGAACCCATGAATAAAATGATGGGTGGTGGACTTTGGATTTGGAAAGAACCTGAACTTAATCATAGATATATTATGGGTGTGGACGTATCTCGTGGAGATTCTGAGGATTACTCAACAATTCAAATATTTGACTTTGATGAAAGGGAACAGGTTGCTGAATATGTTGGAAAACTTCCACCTGATGTATTGGCGGAGATTGCCTACAAATGGGGTAACATGTATAATTGTTTTATTGTTGTGGATATCACGGGTGGTATGGGTGTTGCAACAGCAAGAAAACTACAAGAACTTGGATATAAAGATTTGTATGTTGATGGGGTTGATTTTGGAAACAAATGGAAATATGACCCAAAGTCGGCAGATAAAATCCCTGGTATTAACTTTAACAACAAAAGGGTTCAAATTATTGCTGCTCTTGAAGAAAGTTTAAGACATGGATTAAAAGTTCATTCATCAAGATTATTGAATGAAATGAATACGTTTGTTTATATCAACGGAAGACCTGACCACATGAAAGGACAACATGATGATTTGATTATGTCTTTGGCGATGGCTGTGTATGTGTCAGATTCATCATTTTCACAACTTACAAAAGTAACACAACAAGCTAAAACAATGTTGGAGTCTTGGCAAGTAACATCTTACGACCCACCAAAAGAACAGTATTTTAATCCGTCAATACCAAATAAACAATATAAAACAAATATTGCTTATCAAAATCAACCGACAAAAAAGGATTATCAAGACTATTTATGGGTAATTGGCGCACCAAAGCGTTGATAAAAAATACATATATATTAACTTTTTACTATGGAAGAAAAAAACCTGACGATATGGCAACGATTGTCCCAAGAACTTGGACCAAATTCATTGTTGGGTCAAGATATACCTACTTACAAGTTTGACAAAAAAGAACTTTTAAGAACTACTGACAAAGAAGAATACGAAAAACAAAAACTTCAAGCCAGACAAACATATTACATTACAAGTCAATGGGCCAAAATTGAGAACAATTTATATTCTCAGGCGGTTTATTATCAACCAACAAGATTGGCTTCGTATTATGACTATGAGTCTATGGAATATACACCTGAAATTTCTGCGGCTTTGGATACATATGCTGAAGAATCTACAACCGTAGATGAAAATGGTTATATGTTACAAATATACTCAGATTCACCAAGAATCAAAGCAGTATTAGGTGATTTATTTAACAATGCATTGGATATTAATACAAACCTTCCAATGTGGACAAGAAACACCGCAAAATATGGTGATAACTTTGTATTTTTAAAGTTGGACCCTGAAAAAGGTGTTGTTGGTTGTTTACAATTACCAAACATTGAAATTGAACGTATTGAGGTTGGTATGCAAGGTAAAGCAACATCAGGTTATGGTGGAGCGGTTGTTGCGTCAGGAAGTGACTCCAAAAGTTTACAATTTACTTGGAAAAACAAAAGTTTGGAATTTAATAGTTGGGAAGTCGCTCACTTTAGATTATTGGGTGATGACAGAAAACTTCCTTATGGTACTGCAATGTTGGAAAAAGCAAGACGTATTTGGAAACAATTAATCCTTGCTGAAGACGCGATGTTAGTTTACAGAACATCAAGAGCTCCTGAAAGACGTGTATTTAAAGTATTTGTTGGTAATATGGATGATGCGGATATTCAACCATATGTTCAAAGATTTGCTCAACAATTTAAAAAAGACCAAATCACTGACCCACAAACAGGAAACGTAGATATGAGATTTAATCAAATGGCTGTTGACCAAGATTTCTTCGTACCTGTAAGAGACCCATCATCTCCAAACCCAATTGAAACTTTACCTGGGGCAACAAACTTATCTGAAATTGCCGATATTGAATATATCCAAAAGAAACTTTTAACCGCATTAAGAATTCCAAAAGCATTCTTAGGTTTTGAAGAAGTTGTTGGTGATGGTAGAAATTTATCATTACAAGACATTCGTTTTGCAAGAACAATCAATAGAATTCAAAAATCTATGGTTGCCGAACTTAACAAAATTGCAATCATACACTTATTCTTATTAGGATTTGAAGATGAATTAAATTCATTCCAATTAAGTTTAACTAACCCATCTAAACAAGCTGATTTATTAACAATAGATGTTTGGAAAGAAAAAATGTTGTTATACAAAGACGCTGTTACAAAAGTTGAAGGTATTGCACCAACATCACAAACTTGGGCTAAAAAACATATTCTTGGTTTTTCTGATGAAGATATTAAACTTGATTTACAACAACAAAGAGTTGAAAAGGCGGTGGCAACTGAAATTGAAGCAACACCTAACGTAATTACACATACAGGTTTATTTGATAACATTGATAAACTTTATGGAAACACTTCATCAACAGGAACTACAGCTCCTCCTCCGCCAGCCGAAGGTGGTGAAATGGGTGGATTTGGTGCTGATTTAGGTGGAACACCTGAAGCTGGTGAAGTACCGGCAGGTGGTGAAACTGCCATAACACCAGAGTCAGTTAAAAAGAACATGAACATATTGTTAGAAAGAGATAATGTTTATGGTGTTGATGAAATTGACTTAGAAAAAGGAAGACGTTATTTAGGTATTATTGAGGAACAATTAGGAAAACTGATTGATTGATATATTTATTAATATGAAATTTGGACAATTACTTAGCAAAATAGAAGAATTAATGGTTAATTCTTATGTGAATGAAACAACAAAGTTGGAGTTAAAAAACTTTAAAAAATTGGTGTTAGAAAATAAAAACGCCAGTACAATGTTTTATATCTATACTGAATTGTCCAAGAAAAAAGGTTATGATAAAACTTTAGCAGAATCTTACATCAACGAATCATTAAGACAAGTTGAAAAAATTATTTCAAAATTAAATACCCAAAAAATTGAATATTGGGTTAAAGATGTTGTTAGTGAAAACAACTATAAAGATATTGATAATTTGATTTACAACACTCCAGATAAAATTATGGAGAATGTTGAAAGTAGAAAAACTTTGGTTAGCCTATTGAGTGAAAGTACCAATGTTAAAAACACTATTCAATTACCAATGGAAACTTTAATGAATATTGCCAACAAATCAATTAGTTCTTATATTGAAAATTTGGATGAAGATTCTAAAAGAGATTTATCTAAAGTATTAATGACTGAAGATGTTGAATTATCTAAAGAATTTGAAGAATTAAAGACAAAGACAATTAATTCTTTGAGCGGAATTAATGAATCAATGGATGATATTACAACAAAAAAATTACAGGAAACTATTAACCAAATTAAAGGTGAGGAGTTTTCTAAAATCAATTATGTGAGATTATACAATTTGTATAACAACATTAATTAATCTTGAGGTTTTTGAGATTCAACGTATTGAGCTTTTAATTTCTGAGCTCTACGTGTAACAGATGGTTTTTCATACTGAAGTCTTTCTCTCAACTTTTCATTTTGCTTGGTTTTAATTACCTTTCCTTTTAATTGTTTCAAGGCTTTTTCCAATGGAGTCTTTTCGTCTATTTTTACTTTTAACATATTATAGTAAATAATACAAAATTGGTAAAAATTTGACAATAGAATAAAATTAGATTATTTTTTTTCAAACAATAAACAATTTATACACATGAACATTAATGAAAAAAGGGAAAACATCACGAATTGTAGGATTCAACAATTCAAAAGTGAGTTATGGAACGGTTGATTCCAAAAATTTTAAATCAGTTTATCTTAATCTACAAAGTTGGGTTTCACCAAAACAAAGTTATGACAATTGGGAAAGAATAGTATCAAATTTTAGTAGACAAATAAAACACACAATATTTGAAATATTAGACCCCACATTTTTTAAAGACAATTATATTGTTGATTTAGATTTAAGAACAAGCGGAATTGTTTACGGAAAAAAAAGTTTTATGAATTTGGAAATTACCTTATTCTTATCACAAGAAGTGGATTTTAAAGATACAATTCTTAAAGATAAATTAAAAAGAATTGCCAAAGAAATTTATATTGAAAACTTTAAAAAGAACGAGTATTTTGATTTTACACTATCCAAAAAGAGCAAAGAAGAAACATCTTAATATTTATTACTAAAACATACGTATGAAAATATTAGGACCTACCGACACAGGTAAAGGAATATTGATTGAAATGGATGCAGGATATGTGTCACCATCTCATGAATTTAACAAAAAGATGCTTGAAGAAAATCACAAGAATTTCTTGGATTATTCAAAACCTTTTGAATTCTATGCCGTACTTCAAAAATACAACACACCAAACCGTAATGGTAGAGTGTACCCTGAAAGAATCTTAAAACGTGAATCTGACAATTATAAAAAAATGATTGCAAAAGGAACATCTCTTTCAGAATTAAACCACCCTGAATCATCATTAATTGACCTTGACCGTGTGTCTCACATCATTAATGATATATGGTGGGACGGACATATCCTTATGGGTAAGTTACGTCTTCTAACATCACCAGGATTCCATGAGAGAGGTATTGTATCTACAAAGGGTGACCAAGCAGCAAACTTGTTAAGACAAGGTGTTACTTTGGGTATATCTTCACGTGGGGTTGGTTCTTTAAAAAAGAACGGTGAACAAAATGAAGTACAGGATGATTTTGAATTAATCTGTTTTGATTTGGTATCTTCACCATCTACACCCGGAGCATATCTTTTTACAAACCCTGATGATAGAAGCAAATTTGAAGAAAATTTGGAAGAAGAAAAAGTTTCAAGAATGTCACCAATTGAACAAGAAAGTGGTACAAAGATGAACCGCTCTATTGACTTATTGAAAAAATTAAATCATTATTTGGACAGATAATTTAAAAAACATGGACGAGAAATATTTTGTAGCAAAAGTACAGTACGATTTACCTGATGAAAACACAGGTAAATTAAAGAAAATCCGAGAGGAAAAATTGGTTAAAGGTTACTCTGTAACCGATGTTGAAGCCAAGGTAACATCCCGATATACTGGGTTTCAACACGATTGGAGAATCACAGCAGTCTCCGAAAGTAAAATAGACGAAGTTATTGAAGATTAATAAAAACCCCTCCTAACCGAGGGGTTTTTTATTTATTTAGTGTTTTTGATGGTCATAAATAGAATTTTTTAGCATATGGATATATTTATATGTTAAATTATTCAATAATAATATGACAGAAAAAAAGTCGTTAGTTGAGGAAGCTCTACTCCAAATGAAAAATTTGGAACAAGTAGTAGCCGAAAATGCAAAAGGAATACTTGCTTCTACAATGAAGGAAGAAATCTCAGAACTAGTAAAAGAGTCTTTGAAAAATGAGGCTGAAAAAGAAACCAAAGAAGTTGAAATGGATGAACAATCAGAGGATGATGTTGACATGGAGATGGATATGGATTCAGATGATGAAGAAATGGATGATGTTGAAATGGACTTTGACATGGATTCTGACGATGATGAATCGGAAGATGAACTTGATATGGACTTTGATATGGACTCTGATGATACACTACCAATTGACATGACTATGGCTTCAGATGATGAAATCTTAAAGGTTTTCAAATCTATGAGTGATGAAGATGGTATCATTATTAAACAAGATGGTACTAACATTACTTTGGAAGATGAAAATGATGATGTTGAATACATCATTCAAACTGAAAGTGACATGGAAGAAGAAACTATGGAAATGGAAGAAGAAACTATGGAAATGGATGAAGAAGATTTGTCTGATGAAGATTTAGATTCTATGATGGCTGATATTTTTGGTGAAGAAATGGAAATGGATGAAGAAGAAGATATGGATGAAGTTGTTTATGAAATGGACATGGATGAAGAAGATGAAGAAGATGAAGTAGTGTACGAAATAGAAATGGATGAAGAAGACATGGATGACATGGATGATTCTGATGAAAATATGTCTGAAGGTAAAATGACTGTTAAACCTGTTATGGGTAAATTAACTAAATCTTCTTTAACAAACAAAGCTAAAAAAATGGAAACAAAAGAAGGTTCTATGATGAGTAAACCCGTTGTAGGTAAAGGCGTAAAAACTGGCAGTGCAAAATTTGAATACAAAGAAGGTAAAAAAATGGAAGCTAAAGAAGCTTCTATGACCGTTAAACCTAAGGGTGTTGGTATGAATTTGAAACCTAAGAAATTTGAATACACTGAAGCAGAAATGGAAGAAAAGTATGGCTCTAAAAAACACGAATACAAACGTAAGGATGTAAAAGGTGTTGAGAAAAAAGCTGGTGAAAAAGATGGTCATTACAAAGATTACGAAAAAGAAGAAACTAAAGAAGCTGCCAGAACTTATGGTATGGGTTCTAAAGAAGGCAGAGGTTTAAGAAAAGGCATCACTAATAACAGAAACTATGTTTATGGTAAAAATGGTGTTAATGAAGAAATTCAAACTTTGAGAGAAAAAAATGAAGAATATAGAAAAGCTCTTAATATCTTCAGAGAGAAATTAAATGAAGTTGCGGTTTTCAATTCAAACTTGGCATATGCTACAAGATTGTTTACTGAACATACAACAACTAAACAAGAAAAAATTAATATCTTGAGAAGATTTGATGATGTTGAATCATTAAAAGAGTCTAAATCTTTGTATTCATCTATCAAAAATGAATTAAATACTACTAACAGTACTCAAAGTGTTGTAACAGAATCTATTGAAAGAATTGGAAAATCTCCAGCGTCAGGTTCTTCACAAAACTTAATTGAGTCAAAAACGTATGAAAATCCACAATTCTTAAGAATGAAGGATATTATGCAAAAAATACAAAAATAAAAAATAAATAAAACTTAAAAACAAAAAAATACTAAAATGGGTGCATTATTAGAAAGCGGTCTTGTTGGTAACATTGGTTTGAAACACCTTAAAGTTATCAAAGAAGACACAATTAACAAATGGGATAAACTTGGCTTTTTAGAAGGTCTTAAAGGTCACATGAAAGAAAACGTGGCTCAGTTGTATGAAAACCAAGCTTCACACTTAATCAACGAAGCTTCTTCAACTTCTGATTCAGGTTCTTTTGAAACGGTTGTTTTCCCAATCGTGAGAAGAGTATTCTCTAAATTATTAGCTAACGACATCGTGTCTGTACAAGCAATGAACTTACCAATTGGTAAATTGTTCTACTTCGTACCTAAAATTCAAGGTTATTCTGGTGGTACTTCAGCGGATGGTTTGTTTGGACAATCAGGTTCACACTACGCTCCTGTAGGTTCTCCTGGAAACTATCCTGGCGACCCAAATGCTGGTTATAGTGCTGCAGATAGTAATGGTCTTTACAATCCTATTTACAATAAGGATTTGTATGACTTATTCTACGAAGGTAACGAAGCTGGATTAAATCCTCCTGGTTTGTTTGACTATTCAAAAGGTCAGTGGACTGCAGTAACTGCATCAACTGTAACAGTTGCTTGGACTAACGCAGGTGTATTAGTTCCAACTGGTTATTCATTAGACAACTATAGAAAAGTTATTATCGTTATGAGTGGTTTCTCTAACGCTGGTGCTGGTCAATTGATTGGTCCTAATGGTAACACTATGGATACTGAAGAATTCTTATCAGGTTTGAACATCTTAGGTGTATCTGGTAACGTTTATACTTCGGCAAACACTACTAACCCTTATTTATTCAGAGTTGTAACTCAAAGATATGGTAAAGGTATTGTTCAATACGGTAATCAAGTAAATACTACTTGGCCAACTGGTAATAACTCAGGTGGTTCTTATTACAATGTATGTAGTGCTGATGGATTTATCTACTTAGAAGTTGATTTACAAGCTCCTGTTTGTATTACTTGTGGTGATTCATCTATGGATGGTTACACTGGTTCAACATTCTCATCAGATACATCAACAAATGATGCGTTCTTAGCAATCTACAGAAACTACAAAGAGTTGGAATTTGAAGACCAAATTGGTGAAGTTTCTTTTGACCTTGAGTCAGTAACTGTTTCTGTTACAGAAAGAAAATTAAGAGCACAATGGTCTCCTGAATTAGCACAAGACGTTGCGGCATTCCACAACATTGATGCTGAGGCTGAATTAACAGCATTGTTATCTGAGCAAGTTGCTGCAGAAATTGATAGAGAAATCTTGAGAGATTTGAGAAAAGGTGCAGCATGGAACTTGAGATGGGATTACAACGGTTGGAAGAGACTATCTTCTGCTGGTACTACTCCTTACACTCAAAAAGATTGGAACCAAACTTTGATTACTGCAATCAACCAATTGTCAGCTCAAATTCACAAATCAACTTTAAGAGGTGGTGCTAACTGGATAGTTGTATCTTCTGAAGTATCTGCTATCTTTGATGACTTGGAATACTTCCACGTATCAAACGCAGCTCCTGAGCAAGACCAATACAACATGGGTATTGAAAGAATCGGTACATTGTCAGGAAGATACCAAGTGTATCGTGACCCTTACTTCCCAGCTAACCAAGTGTTAATCGGACACAAAGGTACTAGCTTGTTGGATACAGGTTACATTTACGCTCCATATGTTCCTTTACAGTTGACTCCAACTATGTATAACCCATTCAACTTCACACCTATCAAGGGTATCATGACAAGATACGCTAAGAAAATGGTTAACAACCGTTTCTATGGTAGAGTAACAGTTGATGGTGTAAGAACATTCAACTTACAAGAATTGAGATAATATATCTTAAAACTTATAAAAAAAGGGAACTTCGGTTCCCTTTTTTGTTTTTACGTGGTATTTATATACAACTAATAATTAATAATATGGCTTGTAAAAAATCAACAATAACAAATACTTCAGGAAGTGTTGTAGTAATATCATATACGAGATGTGATGATAATTTTGTAATTAATAATTACGAAATCCAAGAAAATGAAACTGTTAACATTTGGTATGTAGATGGTACGTATAGAACAGCATTTGAAAATGTAACATTAACAGATACGGTTGATTGGCCACAATAATAATTTAATATGGCTTGTAAAAAAAGTATTCTCACCAATAATTTAGACAAAATTAGTGTTATATCTTACACAAGATGTGGTGATAATTTTGTTGTTAATAATTACGAAATACAACCAAATGAAACAATTAATATTTGGTATGTTGATGGTACGTATAAAACTTCGTTTACAAATCAAACTTTAGAAACAACAATTGATTGGCCACCAGTTACTGTCACACCAAGTTCATCATCAACAACACCGACACCGACACCAAGTAATACGGCAACGCCTTCAGTTACACCAAGTATTACTCCAACTAATACAACAACACCTACAGTAACTCCTACAAATACGATAACACCAACTAATACAACAACACTAACAGGAACACCATCGGTATCTGAGACTCCAACACCAACGGTAACTCCTACAAATACGGAAACACCAACAGGAACACCATCGGTATCTGAGACTCCAACACCAACGGTAACTCCTACTAATACGGAAACACCAACTGAGACTCCAACACCAACGGTAACTCCTACTAATACGGAAACACCAACTGAGACTCCAACACCAACACCTACTTTAACACAAGGAGTTTAGGTGTTAATAATTCTCAAAGACTTTGAAACCGCCTCAGTTTCTTCCATTGTAAACGCACCTCTAACATGACAAGCAATTAATGCTTGTTTAATACAATATATTGCCTGTTCTTCATTCATACCATCAATAAATGAATTTAATTGTTCATTTGATGTGTAATGTATAGTATCAAAAAGAGAACCGATAATTTCTTGTGTTTTTTTTGATATTTCTTCAGTATTTTTAGTATTTTTCATATGGTTTTATATTTATGTTAAGTATCGTAATTTTTTTCACAAAAACAACATGGAACAACAATTAAATGAAGATTTGGCAGTATGGTTTGGCAAAAAAAAGAAGCCAAAAGGAAGTAGTCAGCCTAAAGGGCCGTGGGTTAATATTTGTAGGAAAGATAAAGATGGAAAACATCCACCTTGTGGTCGTTCTGACACTGATAAAGGTGCTTATCCAAAGTGTAGAGCTGCAGGTGTTGCAGGTAAAATGAGCGATTCTGCAAAACAAAATGCTTGTAGACAAAAAAGAGAAGCTGAAAAAAAAGATACTCAATCAGGTAAAGGTCAAAAACCAGTAATGACATCTTATAAACCCAAAAAGAAAAATACTAATGAAGGTATGAGACAATTTATTAAGTCCATCCTCAACGAACAGGTCAGAAAAAACAAAATGATAGACCTTGGAGAAATGGTTGAATCGCAATATGCTAAAGATTTAAAAGAGGCTCGTAAAATTGCACAACAACATTTAAATGAAAACCCAAGATATTATTGCGTTCTACATAGAATAGGACTAATTGATGAAGGACAAACTGAAAAAATCGCTAAGGAAGTTTGTCCATCAAACTAATGTTTGTAATATATTCTTAAGGGAATGTTTAATGTTGGAAGTAATTTCTTCTTCCATTTTTAATCTTTGAGTTTCTAAAACCTCATTAAAATAGTTAGTTATTTCAATTTTTGATTTATCTTGAATTACAACCGTGTATGAATATTTATGGTTAATTACGTTAACCGTATTACCTTCTATTGTAATAAAAATAGAATTAATAGGATTGTGTATATATTTTTTGTTGGAAAGTGGTGTCATTAATAATTGAGTGTCGGGTTTATCAATCAATCTTTTACAAATTGAAATACAATCTAATTCGTATTTTGACCTTTGACCACGCTCATAGTCCATTTTCCTTGCAGAATCAATGTACATTCGTTGAATCCATCTTTTAAATATATGTTTGTAATCTTTCATTTTAATATGGATTCAAAGATAATAAAATTTTTTTGGATTAACAATAGGAACCTGAACAATGTTTTTTTCCATCTAAACCAGGCATTTTTCCTTTACACACTTGAACCGCGTATCCGTTAGCATATGCTGATGGATACACATCAAATTTTGCTTTAGCAGCTGATTTACCACGAGCACATAATTTTGTACCAGTTTTTTTTCTACCTTCATCCATTACCGAAATAGGTTGAACATTCATTTCCATTTCTTCTTCACCATCACCCCCATTTATTTCGTTCATTAAGAAATCAAAAACTTGGTCCATGTTGTTTTTGGCTTCAGATATATGGTCTTGAGCCCAATCATGACCGTTATCAAGAATACTTTCAATTTGTGATTCATCTAAATCTAACAACATTTCACATTGTCTTTTCATTTGTTCTAAATTAGAAAAGAACATATATCTTTCATTTTTTTGTTCTTGTAAAACTCTTTTTACAAGTTTTTGAATCGTAGATTCGTTAAGTTTAATTATTTTTTTCATTTTTTGTTTACGATTTGGAACATTAATTGTTTTTGATAAGTATCTCTTTCTCCGCTAGTATTCACTCTAATATCAACATAATATTGATTTGGTATTTTATCTCTTGTATCAAACATAAAATAATACTCATTAGGTGTTCTATTAATTGGTGTCCAATCTTGAACTTGTACTTCAGTATTACCTTCTCTAACATATATTCTATAAAATGCTTCAATACTATTTAAAACAACCTGACTTGTGTAGGCTTGTTTAATAGTAACCATAACTTTACGAATATCGGTATTAAGTATTTTTTCGTTTTGCTTAATACCACTAAAATCAAAACCATAAAGTATTGGGTCTTTTGATTGAATTCCAATTTGATAAGCTGATGATGATGGTAAGAGAACAAAATCATTTTCAATGTCTGACAATGTATTCCCATCAATAATAATATTTGACCATTTGTCGGTAAATTGACATGGTGTGTAGTATCCTGTTAATGGTGGTACTACTACTTCATACACACCTTTTGTACGTAAACAAGTCGTCAAACCAGTATAACCTGAAATAGGTTCACCATCAGGATTTAAAATATCTACCGTAGGGTCTTCATCCAAATTTACAAAGTCACCATTTTGATAAACATATAAATATAACCTATTTGTTCTGTTTTGAGCAAATGTATTTCTATCATCCTTAATAATATCATCGTAGGTGGTTTGTAAGAAGGGCTGGTAGAACGTTTGGGTGTGATTGGTAAAGAACCCCACAGAATAAGTTTCAGTCAATCCTGAGATGTTTTCTACCTCGGGAACATACGCAATACCCCAACCTGTTACACCTGTTATTGTTCCGTTTAAAATACCATTTATTTCATCAGTCATATCAAAGTTAATATCTTCATTTCCAAATTCAAAATGTTGTCTATCAACAATTGTTAATGCCGAATAATTTAAACCGGTATTACCTGTAACTATTGAGTTTGTATTATTATATAAACCTGGGTATGACCAATTATTAATTGTTGTTGTTTGGAACCAGTTTGATGGTCTTTCACTAAATGGTACGTTATCTGAAAATTGAGAAACTACGGGTTGATATGTATAATCAAATCCAACACCTTCATCCCAAAATTGTGGTTCACCTGTTGTTCCTGAAAATTTTGGTATTCTAAACAATATTAAATCAAATGATGTTGCTCTACGAGAACCATCACTTGTTGTTGTGTTTAATAAATCAATATCAAAGGCAGATGTATTAGTCATGTTTAAAACATGTGTCATACCTGTTGTACATCCTGTTGATATTGTGCTTGTGGCAATATCTTCTCTTAAATTTGTTAAATCCAAATCAAAAAGAAATCTGGTAAACCCTCTTGGTGCAAAAGTGGCTAAATCACCCCCAAAATAAAGTTGTGTTATTGGGTTTCTACCCGTATTAACCAAACTGTTTAATTGGATTGTGTTGTTCTTATTAAAATATGACCTTAAAATTGACATTATATATTTTACTATATAAATATCAATTAATTCTAATATTTGGATTTAGAATTTTATTTACAGCATTTTGTAGTTCAAACAAAATTTGTGAGGATTGTGTTCCGTCTGTTGCGACTGGTATTGGTGGTGTTCCTGGTACGGGGTGAACGTGAGCCACTAAGAATCTGACAATTAAATTTAACAAATCAATTAGTTCTTCACCTCTAACCATAGATGATGTAAATGGTTGTATTTTATCTACAATATCTTGTTGTGTAATACCATATAAAGTACCTTCTAAATCAATAGGTTTATTTGACTTGTGTGATAAAAGGTATACTGTATCAGCACCTGAGGCTAAAAATGTTCCATAATTTTCCACAACTTCTTTTGGAACAACATCTTCTAAATTAACTTTGATTGGTTTCCCAACCTCACCTTTTGAACGGACAATTGCGTATTTTGTGGCTTGATTACCTAAACCTGGATTTAAAGTTATGGCGTTTGCAATTTTTGAAGTGTTTGTGAATACTACGGGGTCGGCAGTTGTTGAAATACTTTTTAATATTTTCCTTGCAGTAACATTTGGTCTGTAAATAAAAGGAAATTGATTCTCAACAATCGGTCCATTGGGTATTTGACCATTATTAACACCAATAATAAAATCATTAATTAATTTAACGGTTCTTTCAAATGAATAACCAATAAAATTTTGGTAATATTCTAAAGATTTAACATCTTCTAAATCAGTATCATAATCAATATTGTCTGATAATGTTTTATTAACAGGTTTTAATGAAAATAACCTTATTGAACCTGTAAACGCATTTTGTTGATTTTCTAAATTTTGAACTTCCCACTCAACCATTTTTTTAATTTGTTGGTTTGCGGTTCCAAGTTTAATTAACGTTTGTGTTTTTTTAGATACAATTGTTGAATCAAAATTTGATACCTGTACAAAGGCTCTATTTGTATTACCTATTGGTAATTTATTTGTGTCAAATCTTTTTGTTTTACCTGCTCTAAGAATAACACTATTTCTTCTTACAATAACATCTGCAGCACCTCTACCTAATAAAGCATTATCACCAGGTTCAGGAAACACACCATAAGATTTTTCATTTTTATATGAACCATCTTTGTTTTTTACAGACAAAGTACTTAAAACTCTATCACCTAATGACGTATACTTGTTGGCGGCTTGAATATTTTCAAACGGTAAACTCATTGGTGTTGAAAATGCCCCTTGAACATAATATTGGTCTTGGAACGGATAAAAACTATTTTGATAAATAAGGTTAACTCTTTCCCCAACTTCAGGAACTTGACTTAAAAACATTGGTAACAATGGAAGTTGTACAAATGGGTCTTTTGGTCCCCAAGCGTCGGTTGCAGGATTGAAACTATAACCTTCCAATACGGCTCTTGTATTTTGGTCTAATGGGTATGCTCTAATACGACCCAACATTTGTGGGTCTTGGTTGTTAACAACCTCGGCAGGAAACATTATTTTCTTTAACGACTTATCCATTGTTTCTTGAATTATATTCTTTTAATACGGTATCATAAAGAGTTTCAATGTTGTCTAAATGTAATGATAACTCAACAATAAGATTTTTTGTTTCTTCAAAATCTTCATTAAGAAAATCCATAACTTTTGTTAAATCACTATTACCCCTATTTTTAATATCAGCGATGATTTCACTAACTTCGTCAAACGATATTTTATTTGATGTAATCATAATGGGAGTGCGGTCATTGGTGTTGGTATTGTTAATCCAATTGGTGTTATAACTTGTTGTGGTACTAAAGAAACTGTTTTACCATTTTTAGTTCGTTCAGCTTCAGTACCTTTAATTTGAGAAACAATTGATTGTAAATATAAATTTGGACTTCCATCAGGCATTGGTCCTGTTGGAATACCGGCTCTTTGTAATTCTTTAATAACTTCTAACGATGCTCTTGTGTCATTGAATCCTGTTCTAAATACCGATAATGGTAATAAAAATGGTGGTATTTCAATTCTTGTACCTCGTAACGCAAATTCTATAATATTAATGATATCACCAATCACATCTTTACACTTTCTGTAATCAGTAACTAATCTTGTTACCAATATTGCCCCTTCCACTAATTGAAAGATAACTGCGTATTGTTTGTTCACTTGAGAGTTTTTTAAATCACTAACAATTCTTCGTAAAAGTTTTCTAATATCTCTTATTAGTAAATCACGTAAAATTTTAACAAATCGTGCCCCAATTTCAGACATAACATTTATGTTTAATTTACTAAATGTTCTTAAGAAAGTTTGTAAATCATAAACTTCATTTACAACTGAACCAACTCTACCTAAACCAATTCCTTCAATTGCTTTAAACATTACCATAAATGGTAATAAAACTTTTGGTGAAAGAACGGCTGCGTATAACGCTCTTGGTATCGCCTTAATAATACTTTCATCAACGGCAAATTGAATTTCAGGACCTTGTGGCCATTGTGGGTTTTTTGTAACAGACTCAATTGATTTATTAAATATTGCTGTATTCGCTGCAGCATTTTCATCATCAATTCCTAATATACCACTAAAGGTATTGAATAAGGCTTCGGTGTCTATTGGTAATTTTACCGTAGTACAATCGGGGTATTCAACCACACCTCGTTGTATATTAGATAAATCACTTTCAATAATTCTTAAATCAACATCTGTTAATTCGAAGAATGATGAGTCAACACCATCTAAAGGAGCTACTTTGGCAATACCACTAACATCAATTTCGGAAGTATCATCAAAACATAAACCTAATATTCTTGTCAACATTCTTTGGAAGAATAATTCATTTTCAGTTTCTGCAGAACCAGATTTTAACTGAATTGACATTGCTCCGAATAAAACTTGGAATACTCTAAGAAATATATTTTTATCGTCAACCATTTTAATCGTGTCAAAATAATCATTAATAAACTCACTGACTAAATTTTTATTATCAAGTCTGTTAGGTAATTTTACTTGGAAAAAACTTCCTTGATTTCCATTATCATCTTCTGTAACATATGTAATATCAAATAGACTTTGTTGTGATAAACCAAGATAATTTTGACCATTTGATGCGTCATATGACACACCTTCGTTTTGAATCCTTTGATATAACTGACGATTCATAAAATAAGGATTTTTTTGAATACCTGAGCGAGATGTTGTAGTTGTTGTTGTAGTTGTTGTTGCTGTAGTAATTAAATCTCTAAATGATTTATCTGTTGGTAATGTTTCATACATCAATCTACCCATTGGCGTTGTTGGTGGTTCTTTTAATAGTCCAAATAAATCAACACTTTCTACAGGTATGAAAATACCACCGGCAGAAAAAGTTGAAACGTCATAAGTTTGTTCTTGAGAACAACCCAATTGTTTTAACATTCCTTTTTTTAGAATATCCGGTAGTTCAGACTTAACTTGATTTAACGCTTGTGTAAAATTATTTTTAACCAATGAAACAACTGAATTGGCACTTTTACCCGAAAGTCTATTGTCTGGTAATAATTGATTAAGATTTAATAACTTATCTAATTGTGTTTCAGTTTGTCTTTGATATCTTTTTTTGTTTTCTTGTTGTTGTGTTAAAGGACTAACAGTTTGTTCGGCAGCCTTTTCTTGTGATGATTGTTGTTGGGATACTATTTGTCTGTTATCTGCAGAAATTTGGTTATACGATTGTATAGCCTTTAATGAGTTTTCAGCATTATCATAAGCAGAATTTAAATCAACAATAGTTGCCATAATTATTTAAACTTATATGAATTGTCGTTTGACATTCCATCAATATCTTTTTGAATTAAAGATTGTAACATATCATCATCAATATCACCTAATGATAGGTCATCCTCACTCTTATTAGATTTTTCCCAAATGGTTGATTGTAGTTTAGCCAATGTTAATTTTTTTTCTACAACATCATTGATAATTTTTTGTTGTTTTTCCAAAACAGGACCAATTACCGTCATGTCTTCGGGGTCTTTTAACATGGCTAACATTTTATTTTGAACTCTAATAGCCGTAGACCTTTGTTCTACAAGTTCATTGTAGATTTCTTGCAATAATGCAAGAACAGAATCTTTAGATAAATTTATTTCCTTTTTTTTTGGTCTTGACATAATGATAAATATTATTTTTAATGTTTTTTATTCAATTATGTTATTTAACACAACATAATATAACTTTTTAAATCGTTTCATTGCGGTTCTAATTTCTTTTGTAGAAAGATTTGTCATTTCACGAATTGAAAGTAAAATAATATTTTTGTTAAATTTGTTGTTATCAGTACCTAAAAAAATTGTTTTATAATTTTCAAATAATTCTAATAATGCAATACCTAATTTTTTTTCATTATCAGTTAAGGGTTCATTGTCAACATAATTTCTTAATTCATTTAAAAACCCTTGTATAACATCATCGGCTTCTGTTTTTTCAAGTTCCATATAATACACCATATCAGGTCTTTGTTCTAAACTTGAAGAAATGTCTTCGTATGAAATTTTTCTATTTGTGTCTTTTTGGTCTTTAATGATTTGACCCATTAAATAATTTTTACAAATAGTACCAAAATAAGAATAAGCCTTTTTTTCTTTTGATGGTTTAAACTTATCAACTTTGGTCATCAAAAATGAATGAGTGTCGGTGTGGATATCTGTAAAGTCCATATCTTTACGATATAATTTATACCTTCGGATAATTGATGATATCATTTTATCCAAGGGACCTCTTAAAAATTCATTATATATCGCATTTTTTTCTTCAAAAGTTTCTGCGGTAAGATATCTCCTTACCGCAGCTTCTTCTGCTACGTCAAAATAGTTAACGTTAGTTGTTTTTCTACCTCGTTTTTTGACTGTGGTATCCGTCAATGTTTCGGAAGAAAACATTAAGCATTTTGAACTTCGTATTTTATATTTCTATCGTCTTTAAAGAAATACTCTTTTTTCGCATTTGAAATCCAAAATTTAACTTCGTTTTCTGTCATAATTTCATCACCATTTTTGTAGTTCCAAAAAATAGAACCATCTCTCATGCTGGTGTGTTTGTATCCAAGTTTTGGTATTGTCATGATTTTTACTGAGTTGTAAGTCATTCTTAATAAGAACTCATAAACAAACGTCAATTTAATTGATGGTTTAAATCCACCAAAATCAACAAACTTTTCTTTTTTAATTACCATACCTGCGGTTTGAAAATTTTGGTAATCTAACAAAGTTTCATTGTTTAAATAACCCATTTCTTGTGTAAAATTCGCAGCAAATGTTGCTTCATTTGTAAATCCTGCAAAGGTACCTTTGTTATCAACATCAACAACAATTGGTAAAAATGCATCAACATCAGGGTAAATCTCCGAATATTTTAAAACATTATCAAACCAAATATTTGAATATTCATCATCAAATTCAAAAAACGATATCCATTGACTTTCAGATTGCTCAACACCAAATGAAATTTGTTTTTGAAAAGACGGTTCACCGACATATTCAATAAGTTTTACATTTAGACTTTCAAAGTCATAATTTTTTAATTTAGTAACTAATTGTTCTTCTTGAGTATGAACAATAATTAATTCATTAAAAGTTGTTTTTTGAATTTTTAATGATTTAATGGCACTTTCAAAGTATTCATCAAAATCTTTTGCCAATGCTGATTTGATAGGTAATATTATTGATAAATTAAGTTTCTTTTCCATAATTATACAGTTTCTTGTGTTACTTGGGCTTCAAAAGCCTCTTTACGTTTATTAATGAAGGATTCAAATATGTCAATAACTGACGTTTTAAAATTCTCTTGGTTTGTAAATTTCTCTGCGGTATTAAATCCTTCAGTATATAAATCTTCTAAAACATTATCTTCCAACCATGTTTGAACAACATCTGCAATAACATCAACCATTTGATTTTGATTTTCAATCCAAATACCATTTTTTTCTGACATCCAACTTGGTTTTAAATTTGGTACTTTACCAACAACTGGTACACCACTTTTCATACATTCCAAAGGAAATGTTCCAAATCCTGAAGTTGGGTCAATCCAAACACCTAATAAACAATCTTGTAATCCTTTTGCAAAATCATCTTGAGATAAACCTCTTAAGTCTTTGAATGTAAAAAATCTATATTGTGGATATTTCAAATAAAATTGTTTGATGATGTTAAGACCTTCTCTTTGTTCACGAGCTGAAACGCCAATTAATGTTTTAGCAGGAAATTTAGAAGGTTCAAAATTTGTGTGTAATGTTGGTTCTATAATATCAACAGATACGTGTCTCATTAATGAATTAATGTAATCTTTTTGTTCTTCAGATGTTGTGATACACTTAAAGAAACCATATTGTTCCCAAGTACCACCTGGTGCCAATGTTTCCAAAATATGGTCATACGCTTGACACAAAACAATTTTACCACAAGGTAAATTTTTAACTTGTTCCATAATAAATCCAAAAATTTCTGGAATAACTAAAACATCTTCAGGAGCAATTGCTAAATTCTGACCTTCCAAAGTTTGATGCTGTAATTCATCATAAGAACCTTTCAACCAAGATGTGACTGGTGTGTACTCTTTCTTTTCATACAACATAATAACATTATGTCCATTATCTTTTAAAGTTAACGCCATTTCGTAGATGTATCGTATTGAGGCTTTGGCGTTTCCTTTTGTGTCCTGAACAAAAAAATAAATTCTGTTTAATTTCTCGTCAATGTTTTTAATTGACACTTTGATTTTTTCAATCATTTCGTTTTCCATATACTTGTTACTTAAAATTTTTCAATTAATTTATTTACCAACATTGTATTCCACGCAATTTTAAAAGGAATTGTAAGTTGTGATGAAACTTTATTACCAAGTTTTTCATCAATGTCTTCGTGTTCACTCAAAATTACATCTGTTAATGTTTTAATCATTTCATATTTAACAATAGAAATGTGTTGTTCAGGTTCTGTAGAGCCTGATACTGAAGTAGATTGAATATTAACATATTTGTCAATATTATCTAAATTTATGTAGTAGTTTTCACCAAATAGTGTTAGCATATTTCTATTAAAGTTTCAATTTTTTTATCTAAATCTTTTAGTGTGGTAATCGTATGTTCACACTCCGTTGTTAAATTATAAGATGTTTCGTATTTTATTAAAGTTTTGTTTTCAGTTTGAATTAATAAATCAGGATTTGATGTTAATAGAATATCAAATTCATCCCAAATTTCATTTTTTGTTAATTGATTATAAAATAATACTTTTTCAATTTCACAACCAAATTTTGATATGAAAAATAAAGTTGCTGGTTTTGTTTTTCCAATTTGTTTTGAAATTAATAGAAACTTTACATTATCTTTGTATTTTACAATCAAATCATTTAAATCGTAAAAGGTTGACATTTCACTTGATGGTGAATGACCAAATATTTCCATTGCAAATTCTTCATACATAAAAGACAAATACTCTTCATCAGTTTTAAATTTAAAATGGTTTGAATATTCAGGTGTGTTATATGGTGTGACAATTTCATATTTAAAATCATCATCAACTAGTTCTAATTCATCAATAAAATATTTTTGATAAATCTGTTCTATCTTGGTAAAAGTGTCTCTTAATACACCATCAATGTCTATTGCAATTCTCATTCTTCGTATTTACTTAAAATTTGTGAAATCAATGGGTTTCTAACAATATCTTTATCATTAAATTCAAAAACACCAATATCGTTAACATTTTTAAATTTTTCAATTGCGTCCCACAAACCTGATTGTGTTTTATCTTTGTATCTATCAGTTTGTTCTAAATCACCTGAGATAAAAAATTTACTTTTAAACCCAATTCTTGTTAATAAAAGTTTCATTTGTTTTGGTGTACTATTTTGAGCTTCTTCAAAAATTAAAATTGAATTGTCAATGTTCATACCTCTCATATATGCCAAAGCAAATACTTCGATTGATTCAATATTTTTTAAATGTTCTCTCTTATCTTTACCTATAATTTTATTTAATAGATAGTAAGATGGAAAAATATACGGGTCTAATTTTTCCTCAACATTACCTGGTAAAGCACCAAGTTTTTCCTCGGCTTCAACCGCAGGTCTAACAATAATAATTTTTTCATACGGAGTTGTTGGGTCTGCAAGTAAATCCACAGCCGCTTTCATCGCAATGTAACTTTTACCAACACCAGCCGGACCTGAACATATGACTATTTGATTTTTTTGTAATAAATCATAATATAATCTTTGATTTTCGGTTAAAAATTTTTCTTTTGTTGGTCTTGAAATTATAGATGTAATAATTTCTTTTTTAGATTTAGACGTAAATTTTGTGTCTCCACTAAAAATAGTTGGTTTTGTAGAAACAGTTGGTTTCTTTCTTGGTTTTTTTTCCATTAATTATAATTTATGAAAATTAATGATAAAAGAAACATTAAAAATTAACGTATACTCCTTTAGGCGATGTACCCTGTTTAAAAAATTTTACTTTTTCACCAAAATCAAAAATTAATTCTTTTACTACTTTCATGTTTTTTATAAATTCATCACTTTCAATAATGTAGACAGTATAACCTTCTTTTAAAAATTCTGACACCAATTCAGATTTTGGTGATTCTGTAATGTCGATAGACATGTCTTTATATCCAATACCTGTGAACACAAAAGGTGTTGTTTTATCAGGATTTAAACTAATAAAATGTTTTTTTACAAATTGATGATGATTAGAATTAAAATCTTCATTAACAAATGGTAAAACAAATTCTAATTTATTGTCATTAGAAACTTGTCCTAACACTCTATTTTCTGTTGGAATCCAAGGACCTCCCACACCAAATCCAAAATTAAAATTATTTTCAGATATTGCGTTATCATAACCTAAACTTTTAAGTAATAATTTTGTTTCGTCTGAAGTTCCATAATTTAACATTAATTCACCCAAAAAATTGGCAAAATTAATTTTAGTATGTAAAAAAGAACTATATGCTAATCTATAAATTTCAGCAGACTTACTTGTCATTGAAATAACATTTAATTTGTTATTTTTTGACGGTTGAAATATGTCTGTAATTGTATTAATAACTTCTGAATCAAGACTACCTACTACTATTGTTTTTAAGTTACTTAGAGATGATAATATGTTGTTAGATTGGACTATTAATGGTAGATAACATACTTTTAGATTCATTGGATTTAATATTTCCATG